TGAATCTTAAGCTTTCCCTTAATCTTCTCCTGCAAAAACCTAATCTTGGCAAAATACATACTCTCGTCGAGATTGACGAAATTCTGAATTGGAATGTCCAAGAGGTTAGAGTCGATACGCTGTCGGATCTTATGTTCAGAAAGCTCAAGAGTAAGGTACAGAACGTTATATCCGTACTGAAGGTACTTGGCTGCAAAGTGACACATGAATAGCGACTTTCCGACTCCGGTTCCAGCGAGCATCACATTTAATGTCTTTCGTTCCACACCACCGGAGGTAATCTTATTGAACATCTCTAAGTCGAATGGAATCTTATCAACCTTCTCCTTGTACCAGCTGAATTGCTTCTCTGCGTCACGGAAGAAGTCATGTGAGCTAGAAGGCTCGAAGGATATGGCAAGGGAATCTTGAATGAGCCTTGGAATGTCATACATGGAGACTTTGCTGTCTCCCTCCAGCACGTCAAGCGCTTTAGACACAGACATCTCAAAGTCAGAGGTGCGACAGAACTCCTCGGTCTTGTTGATGAGCCACTGAGTATCAATCTCCATCTCGCGAAGGGATGCCATGTACTCGTTAAGCTCGTCGATGCTCTCCTGAGCTGGAAGATTCTTGGAGACGCTGATTATGAGAGCAGCCTCAGTTGGCAATGCTTTGTAATGCCCAAAAAAGCTTAGAGCCTCTTTGATTACCTCGCGCTCTAACAGATTCTTGAAATACTCTGGCTTCAGGTAAGGGACAACCTTAATCACAAAGGTCTCGTCACTAACGAATCCTTTGATGATTGCCTTTTGTATGGTTGGGTACAGCATCTCTTATAGCCCGTGACGCGTATTCAGGTATTACTGAAGGTACTAATCCACTTCTTCTTTGTCGCCGATCAGCTCTCCTAGAGTCTCGCCGTCATCGTCAGAGAAGCAGAAGCGCTTCTTTGCGAACTCTTCGACCTTCTCTAGTACTTCCTGAGTGTAGTACTTCTCGGGGTGCGCCAGTAATTCCTTCTCGAAGATTTTTGCCCCGTCAGGCATAACCAGACGCGTTCCGTCTTTACGAATTACCCCGGACTCAATCGCAAGGTCCTGAAGTCCGAAGTATCGATCCAGTCCCTTCGAATATGATAAGTAAGCTCGAAGCTCGCTGTGCTGTTTTACGTTCCATCCTTTAGCAACTTTCATGTGTAGGATGTTACCTCGGACGACCTTCTCACTGTCCGCATCTTTTCGCTTGGCTAGTAGTAAAATGATATCTGCTGCATATTTGAACCCTCCTCCACCAGCTACTTCGGTGGTCGGGAACATTCCGGTCGATTGATAAGTATGATTAGTACAGAACATGGCAACTTTGGCCTTAGAGAGAGGTTGTCGCAGAACCCGAAAAGCAGATCTCCAAGCTTTCGCCCTCATACCCATATCACCCGCATCTTTATCGGCTGCGGCATCTGCCGTCTCTTTTACGGATGGTAACTGAGTCAGTGAGTCTGCGACCATAAGCAGCGGAAACTTATCCTTTTCATCTCGCGCCCGATAATTAACAAGAATTTGATGGTTTACATTTCGAAATTGCTCAATAGATTCCGGGTAGAGCATTAAGACGCGGGACACGTCGACTCCCCTAGACTCAAGCATCTGCTTATCGATTCTTCCCTCAGTATCGTTGTAAATAACGCGGCCTTTTGCATTGGCTCCAAGAAAGTTCCGAACGATTTGAATGATGAGGTAACTCTTACCTACGGCCTCCAAAGCCGCAAATCCTACTACCTTATTAGTGGGAGCCCCACCAAAAAGCGACCCAGAAAGCGCTAGATTTAGGGTGTAACAGCCGGTGTCAATCAGAGCGGTATTGTCGGCGATGGTTCCGTCCTCGGCGACCTTAACGATGTCGTCGCCGACCAACTTTGCTATGTCTTTAAAAAAGTCTGCCATAACCCCCTCTTTACACCTTTCTCTCTTTCCAAAGCTTTTCTAGGTGTTCAAACACCCACTTATCGAAGTGGCTCATACCAGAAGTTGAGTGTAACTCTAGCGTTGCTTCGCCGATCTCAAATACGGGCTTACCGCTTATCATCCACTTCACGGGACTCTTTCCTCGCTCAAAATGTGCGGTCCTAACTACCGAGGTCAAACTCTCAAAAAGCATCTGGGCGAACTCTTTGCTGGTCTTGCTTGGGAATAAGTCTTGGTCGCACCTGAGACCATCTTCGGTGACTACAGCTATCTTCCCGTGTTCCCCAAACGAAATAACATTGTCGCCAATCGAGGCGTTCTTGGAGGAAGCCCAAAGAGCGGAATTTTGAACAGTTTGAGTATAGTGTTGAAACATAAATCCTAGTCGTCAAAGATGCCCATGATACTGAGGGCCGCCCCGATCTCACTCCAACCAGTCGCCCGCAGGAGGATATTTAACGGCCCAACAAAAACCTTGTTGAACTGCCCTTCATAGTCGATCCATTCCTTCAAATTTAGCTCTTTTGGTACCTTGTCCAACATTCCCATGACGTGACTTCTGTATGGGTTTTGTTCTTTAAGGTAGAAGAACCGCATACGTTCGCCAGACTTAATAGTGTCGTAGCGCTTATTCAGCTTGTTTTCTTTCAAAAAGCGGTTGTAGGTGAAGGCCGCAGCTACCTGAATTGGGGCTCCCTTTCCAAGCCCCTTTCTTTCGTGGACGTCCACTGTGTCCTCAAAAGTAATGATATTCTTGGAGTTAAGTAGTGCGGTGTATTTTTCAATATCGGATACGTTGATTGGGAAGCTCGCCTGCTCTAGTGGGAGCATTTCAAACTTTCTTCGATAGTCACTTACAAGATTCTGCAAGTCCGTGGCTGATCCCTTTAGGATTACATCGGCAGCATTGTTCAACCACTCCTTACAGACCTTGGAAGTGGTACTCTTAATCATCTCAAGGCCAGTTGCTTTGCGCTTTGGTGTCGGATACCGCGTACCCTCCTTGTCCCAGATCTCCATTAGGTAACGCTTCTTCGATACGAAAATGGTGTCTTCGGCAATAACGTCCCTCACCATCTCCAGCTGCTCGGTAAACGTGTTGTAACGTTCTCGATGAAGGCTCAAGCCCTCTTTTATGTGGGAGTAAATGTCGCTACAGAACTCTTTATCGATTAGGTCCACAATCTCGGGGGATGTTAGACCCGACTGGAGCTTGTGTACAAATGGCTTAGCGGAAATGTAGAGTGAATCTGTGTCACCGTAAATTATTGGGTCAGTTGAGGACTTGTACTTCTCATACATTTTCTTTGTAATTACGTCTTTTACAGTAAGTAGCACTGCGCGGCCTGACAGCGTAACACTTCGAGCCAGCTCAGGGTTATAAAACCGGAAGTACTTACTCCCTAGCGACCCGTATGCGGCATTAAGCTGAACCTTCTTTGCGCTCTGGAAGTTGTTGTACTTGGTGGCAATAGCCTCCCACTTATGCAGCTCTTCTTCACTCTTAGCCTCGATTGCCTTCTTTTGAGCCTCCTTCATCTTGGCCTTGTACGTCATTCGGTCCTCGAACAGGCGCTTCATGATATCGCCGAGGAATCCTGACTGATTTCTGGTAAAGAGCCACCCAGCCCCGGAGACCGTAAAGTTCCCCCTCTTGAGTAATGATAGGTCTTGAAGACGAGACACCATTCCTTCTTCGTCAAACTTGACGTCCTCGCCGAGTAGCACCGACAGAGGCTTACATAATGTATCCGGGGAAATGTTGTGCTCGATTATTAGAGACGGATATAGAGATGCAAAGTCGAAGCTAACTACCCACTTGTGCTTTCCTACCTGAGCGGGAAGTACGAAGGCTCCCTCATACTTGTCATTCTTATCGTGCTCTTCAATGAATGGAACTGCTACCTTACGCTTCTTAAGCTCATTGAAAGAGATGGCGTCCCACATTCGGACTTGCTGCTGAACGTCCGAAAAGTTGCATTTAGAGTCATAGGCAGTCGTGATAACTACGTCGGCGAGCTTGAGTTTGGCATCCAGCTTCTCAACGAGCGCAACGTCCTGCACGTTATACTCAATGAACTTGTCATAGTCCTTGGTGTAAAGATCGTGAAGAGTTCCGTCGTACTCAACCTTGGTCTCCCCAAGTTCCAGGTCAGCTACAAACTTAAGAGCGTCACTCTCTGCCTTTGGCATATAGCGACGGTACAAGTCGATATAGTCGAGGGAGACTATACCCACGATGTCATATCCTGGGATCTGACGACCCCGGAAATTAACTTGGGTATCTCTAATAAGCCCCCAAGGAGAAAGGGCATTTGCGGCTTTCTTACCAACTACTTTGTTGATGCGATTAACAATGTAAGGAATATCGTATTGGTCGGTGTTCCAACCGAAGATGATGTCGAAATCAAACCCTTTCCAAAGCTCAATAAACTCAACAAGCATCTGGCGCTCGTCCTTAAAGTGCTTGTACTTCACATCTGGCCGCTTGGGTCTATACGGCTTTAGCCCTAGAACGTAGTACTTATCCCGATACTTTATGGTTATGCTTATGATGGCAGCAAAGGGGTCGGAGGGGTTGGAGAACCCTTTCGAACTATCTACCTCGATGTCCAGTGTGACTTTTCGAATAAGGTTCATGTCAAAGTCGACTCCATCCTCATACCGATCAGACATATAGGCATAGTGCCATCGGGTATTTCCGAACAGGTATTGATGCTCAATAGCCTCATTAGACCGCATAAAGTCTTGGGCCTCTGCGATGGAGTCGAATTGAAGTCTCTGTACTGGCAGTCCAGTAACCGTCTTGTACGTCGTCGACTCTTGCGCCGGGACGAACAGGCTTGGCTTGTAGTCAGTTATGCGCTTGGTTACGCGCTTTCGATTCTCATACCCTCTGAAGTATATGCCTTTTCTATTGGCGTAGACGTGAGTGTAGAAGTCGCTCATAGGCCCTCTGAATCGTTTAGCCTATGGTATAGAAATGGGACTAGCCCATCACATTACCCTTTTTGGGTTTTGGTCATCCCTTCTTCAGATCGGAGATTCCCCCACGGAAGAGGTTTTCTTCGGCTGCACGCCTTTTGACTAGCCCAGGCTGAACCTTCCCATTATCAAACTTCCATCGGGCAAACTGCTCGGCAGCCTCTTCAAATTTGGATGCGTTAATGAGCTTTAGTAAGGTTGAAGAGGCCAGCTTTCCGGCGCCCAAGTTGTAGACGAAGCTCACAAGGGCGTCGAACATAGACTGGGCAATCTTCACTTTGACGCATCTGTTGATTGCCTTAACGCTTGATTCAACGTCATTTACGAGCCACTGATTAGCTTCCTCCTCAGTGCAAACGTCACCCATTTTAACTTTTTTACCATTGGGGTAAGCGGTAGTTCCCCATCCAATAGTAGGGACGCCTCCAGTATCAAGGTACGCTTTTAGGCGGCACGCATTACTGGCCTCAAATAGACGAATGATATCGTAGGCTTTAGTTGAGGGTTGCATTGAGGGGCTTAATCCTTAAAGTCTTCTTAAACCTGTATTTAGGGTGCAAAGACCATTGATTAAGCTCAGGGTAAGGGACAATGAAGACTGTCTTGGCGGCTCGGTTGCCGTAAGTCAGATTTGAAACATTGACTTCAATGAGTCCCTTCTCGGCGAGAATCGAAATAATCTTGTTTCGACGCTCGCGGTCTACCTGGGTCATTTGATCTTCCCGACCGTCTACCCAGAACAGTTCCTTGAAATGGCAAATGTAAAAGTCGTTACCGTGCCTGAGAATGTGGCAGGTTTGAAACAGGTTCTTGGTGCCTGACGGATTGATACCAATCCGGCGAAGAAGGTTCTTTATGGCAGAGAAACTCTCCCTGTCTTTAAGCTTCACCCTCACCAGTTGGTTCAGTCTCTCTTCCTTCCGTCCCACCATACGCCAACCTTAGCT